GTCCGATACTTCTGCTGCTCCAATGGCTTCGCCAATGAGTACCGCAGAACCCAAAATGGGAAATCGGGAAGCAGCAATGATTAACTTAGCAATGGCAATGGATTTGCTTGAACAAGCCCTTCCTGCCCTTGGTAGTGAAACTCCTGAAGGTCAAAAAGTATTAGGCGCTATTCGCACCATGACTTCAGTGATTGGACCTAAAAAAGCTAAAACGAATGAATTGCAACCTGCTGAAATTATGCAGATGCTGCAAACATTACCTCAAGCTGGTGGAGCAACGGCTGAAGGAAAAGCAATGCAACAAGCTCCGCAAATCCCAGGTATGTCTGCCCCAACACCACCTCCAGCAATGCCAGGTGGTATGCCAGGTGGCGCACCTTCCGCAACTCCACAAATGTAAGGAATTACTATGGAACTCTTTAAACCTCGTGGTTCAGCAATGCCACGCAGACCTACTGACAACAATCAGAAAAACGGTCAAGTTATCAATACTCCTCGTTACTCAGAGTTTGGTGGCTTAACATCTGCACCTAAAGCTGGCTACAAGAACATGATGTCTATGTCTAAGCCAGGCGATACCAAAAAAGTCATCTAACGAATAAGGGGATAGAAGATGAGTTTAGAAGATCTTTCACTAGAACAGCGTGATGAATTAGCTATGTTGGCTCGCCAATTAGCTGATAATCCTGCTACACGCAAACAGTTTTTACGCATGACAAAACAGGTTAAGCCTGAGATGTCTATTCCTGAACTTGAAATCGAGGACTATACCCACAGTAAAGTCAACGCTGCCGAGGAACGGGTAATGGGTTTAGAAGCTAAACTGCGTGAGCGTGATGCAAGAGAAGAATTGCAAAAGCGTAGAGATAGCTTAATCAAAAAAGGTCTGGCTCGTAATGAATCAGAAATTGATGAGATTGAGAAAATTATGCTTGAGAAAAACATCGCTAATCACGAAACAGCAGCAGAATATTTTGACTGGATGAGGCAAGCAGCAGAACCTACGCCTAATTCAGCAATGGGATACAACCCAAGTGCCTTGAGTAAATTTGACCTTTCTAAGTATTGGAAAAATCCGCAAATGGGAGCTAGGGAAGAAGCAGCAAGTGCCTTAAAGGAATTGCGTAGAAACTCAAGACCAATAGGTATTTAATAACAAGCAGTAAATGGGGATATTTACTTTTAACGGAGAATTATTATGCCAATAGGTGGCGGAATAGTCCCAGCATCAGGATCAAGCCAATACAATGAGCTTACTTATGTAACTCGTAGAGCGTTTATCCCCAAGCTGGTAGTACAGCTTTATAACAGCACACCATTGATGGCTGCGTTGATTGCAAATAGTCAACAGGCTTCAGGCGGTGTATCCCAAGTAACCGTACCAGTACAAGGTGCGCAGTTTGTTAACGCTCAGTGGTCTGATTATTCTGGTTCTTTTAACCAGCCTTCAGTACAACAGGGTGCTTTCAATGCTGAGTTTAATCTGAAGCTAATGATTGCTCCAGTACCGTTTCTCGGTATGGAAGGTGCAGTACAGCAAGATTACGCCATTATTCCATTGATCGAAGCTCGTATGAACGATGCGACCAATGTAATGATGGATGCAATGGCTACTGCCTTGTACAACAACTACACCAATACCCAACAGTTCATTGGACTGCCTGGCGCTATTGATGATGGTACAAACATGACTACCTACGGTAACATCAATCGTTCTACCTATACATGGTGGAAATCGAAGGTGTACAACGCAGGATCTGTAAACCCAACTCGTCAAAACATTCTCCAGTACATTTCAGGTACTGTTAAGAATGGCGCTGAAGTTCCAACTTTTGGCGTTTGCGGATTTGGTACATGGACACTCTTAGCCCAAGACTATGTTGGTCAAGAGCAATATGTAATTACGCCAGAACATGGTTTTGATGGTGATAGCAACGGTCCTCAAGCTGCATTTAGAGCTTTGATGGTAGCTGGTGTTCCAATCTATCCAGACCCATACTGCCCAGAAGGTACTGTATATTTCATTAACTCAAACTACTTGAGCTTGTATATTCACGATCAAGGTTCGTTTGTATTTACTGGATTTGAGTCCACTCTACCTAACTGGCAGATTGGTTATGTTGGCGCTGTCTTGATGATTGCTGAATTAGTAAGCACCAAGCCTAAGTCAATGACCAGAGTATCTGGCTATAACTCTATTTCAATCTAAGGAGAATTAGTCATGGCACTCGGTTTAAATAAAATCCTCATTGCAGGTACATACGAAAATACGCCTGGTTCGTATTTTCAAGCTGCTGCAAACATCGCTGCAACCACTGCTGGTAATGTCGTACCTGCTGGAACTTATCTAGTAGTTGGCACAACCAATGTGGTCATTCAAACTGTTACAAATTACAACACCACCTCTAATGTGGCTACATGGTCAAATGTGTATCCCGTTAACTCTGGCGGTATGATTATTTCTGACGGTACGAATGTACAGTTATTGGCTACTACCAACGCTACAGTGCAATTAGTGACTGTAAATGGTGGTTCTCCTGTATCTGGCACTTTTAACAGTTAAGGGGCAATAAATGGCTAATTCAGATTCATTAGGGCAGTTTTACCTTGATTCGATTGGCTATGGTCGTGTTGCCTACATTAAAGCTACTGCTTTAAATACAACAGGAAACGGCACTGTAACTGGTGTCGCACTTCCTCTTTTAAGCGGTGGTTTAACTAATGCAGGTGCTGCTAATGGTTCTGGACAGATCGTTCTTCGCAGAGTGACTATCCAAAATCCTACAGGCAGTATGGCTTCTGCCAATATTTCAATTACTACAAGTAAAGATGGCAACATCTCTAACGCTGTAGTAGCCAATGTGGTACTCAGTGGTATTACTGCTGCTGGTACTTATCAGGACTTGAATATTGCAGTTCCATATAATACAAACACAGCCGTAACTGGTTTTACAACCCAAGCCTTGTTCGTCAATGTTACTACTGCTACTGGTAACAGTAACACTGCTGATATTGTCGTATTTGGCGATGTCGTGAGTTTCTAAAATGTCAAATATCTTCGTAACCAATCGTTCTGACAAAAAGCTAAAAGATGGCTTTGCAGGAGTGTTTTATAGTTTCCCTAAAGATGAAACTGTAGAGATCCCTGAAGATGTAGCTCGTCACATTTTTGGTTATGGAGATGACAACAAAGAGCCTTATTTGGCAAGGTTAGGATGGATCATCTCTCAAAATGACTTGGAAAAAGGCATGGAGCTTTTATCCCAGTGGGAGATTTCTACCCAACCCCCAAGCAAGAACCAATCGTTATCCCCGTTGGTGGAAAGAGTACCCCTCCCAACCTCTAGGAAGGGCGGGGGAAAAGTCCTTCAAGCGGTAGCATGAGTTATGGTCAATAAATGGCAACGCTTAATTCGTACATTACGGAAGTCCGTAGGTTACTGCATGATGCTAACGGGAATTTCTATAGCGATTCGCAGTTAACCGATTACATTAACTCTGCCAGAGAAAGAGCTGTCAGAGATACTGGATGTTTGCGTGAAATTGTTATTACGCAAACGCCATGTCAAGTCGCACCCACAGCAACCATCGGTGGTGTAACGCCTTCAAATCCAGTAGCCTGGGAAGCATCAACTGCTTACACTTCTGGTCAGTTTATTTTTAGCAACATCTTTATTTATCAGGTTACGCAGTCTGGAACTAGCGGAACTACCGCCCCTCCGTACCCTGCTAATAACACCAATAATTACAGCAATTACCCACCAAGCACTCAATTCCTTAATGGAACAGTAGGCTTGACTTATGTCGGTAATTGCGAGAATATTAACTACGCTGCTTTAACCCAATTGATGGGAAGTAGCCCATTGTCACCTTCTAGTGGCAATACCGTCTTAGACATTATCAACATCAATCTGTACTGGGGTAATACTCGTGTACCGATGGATTACTTGGCTTGGAGTGACTTCAATGCACGATTAAGATTTTGGCAAAATTACATTGGCAGACCTTTAGCCTTTAGTATTTACGGGCAAGGGCAGATCTATTTAGGACCAGTACCCGATCAAATCTATCAAATTGAGATTGATTGCGTGGTCTTGCCTAATCCATTGTCTTTAAACACCCCAACGGTAACGGATGTCATTAACGATCCGTACAGCACAATGGTCAAGTTTTACGCTGCTTATTTAGCTAAGTATTACGAGCAAAGTTACGGGGAAGCCGAAATTTACAAGCAGGAATACAGCAAGCAAGGCGCAAGTGTCATTAACAGCACCTTTACTCGTAGGATTCCTAGCGTTTACAGTAGTCCGTACTAAAGATGGCTGCTGCCGAACAGAAAAAATCGTATCAGGTCATTAAGCAATTTAAAGGGCTTAATACCAAGGCGAACCGTACTGCAATCACAGAAGATGAATTTTCTTGGATTGAGAACGCACAGCCTATCGGTTTTGGTAACATTAAAATTACCCCGAACAGTTCGGCAGTCACTAACGCTTCAAATGTAGCCGTTACCTTTTCAAATGATGTCATTTATCTGACATCGTGCAATATTGATGTTACAGACTATGTAGTAGCCTTTTTGACCGATGGTAGCGCTGAATATTACAACATTGCCACTAAAGTTAAGGGTACGGTAGCTACTGCGGGTACTTTTTCTACTTCCGTTGTTTCTAATCAATATCCAATCAATACTACCCAGTGGTACAACGACAGGATGCTCATTCTTGATCCATCCAAGGGGTATTTTTCTTGGGATGGCAACAATGTAGTCACTATTGGTTCAGTAGGCTCAATTGGCATCACCAATTCAGGATCAGGGTACAACACTGCTCCTACCGTTGTTATCTCTGGATATGACCAGACAGGCGGTACTCAAGCTAATGCTACATCCAGTTTAGCTAGTGGTGGCAATACAGTTAGCTTTGTTTCTTTGTCAAATGGCGGATCTGGCTATACCAATGGCGCTAATTTAACCGTTACCTTTAGCGGTGGTGGTGGATCGGGAGCTTCTGCGGTAGCGGGAATTACTACTTTTGCTACGGGTACGGTCTATGTCAATGTTATTTCAGGTGGATCAGGTTATAGCAACGCAGCCAATATTGGGGTAACTATCTCAGGTGGCGGTGGTACAGGCGCTGCGGGAACACCAATTATTTCAGGAAACGCTGTTACTTCGGTCATTATGACCAATAACGGTACGGGCTATACCAACTCTGCCAACATTACGGCAACTATTACGGGTGGCGGAGGAACTGGCGCTGTTTTACAAGCTGGCGTTAACACTCAGCAAAATGTAGGAATAGCGAGCTTCTCAGGGCGTGTTTGGATTGCCCAAGGGCGAACTATCTACTACAGCGCTGCGGGGTCGTATAGCGACTTTACAAGCGTTTCTGCGGGATCTGTAACACTAACGGACAGTACATTACATGGCAACATACAGCAGCTTCTTTCTGCTAACAACTTTTTGTATATTTTTGGGGATGATTCCATCAATGTCTTTTCGGATGTTAGGGTTACTACTAGCGGTTCTACTTTATTTACTAATACCAATGTGAGCGCATCGGTAGGGACTAAGTTAGCGTATGCTATTTTTCCTTACTTCAGGTCTGTGTTGTTTATGAATAACTACGGTATTTATGCCTTAGTAGGTTCAACAACTAGCAAAATATCTGATTCCCTTGACGGGATGTTCCCCAATATTGACTTTGCCACCGAAGAAGTGACTGCTGGACAAGTGCTTTTAAACAACATTTTGTGCGCTGCGTTTAATTTTAGATACTACGATGCCATATTTACGCAGAGTTATCGGTATATCCAAGCGGTGTTTTTTGAGAAGAAATGGTTTATTACAAGCCAAGGTAACGATCTTCAGTACACCACTTCTGTACCTGTAAGCGGGATTATTACGATGTACGGCACAAGAGGTCGTGACTTGTACAGGCTATATAGCGATTCTGGATCGGCAATTACTAGCCGTATTCAGACTGCCTTGTTGCCAATGGGTGATCCGATTAGGACTAAACAAGCCCTTAAATTTGCGGTTGAGGCTACGGTCACTTCTGGCGTGGAATTGAGTGTCACAGTAGATTCTGAATCAGGGTCTAGTCCCGCTTATATATTGGGTAATTACATCACTTGGTACAACAATTCCAACGCTATCATCCCTTGGATTAACAACAGTTCTACTGTAATATCTTGGGTAGGTGGTACAGGGTATGAACTGTACAAGTCAGATGCGCAACAATGGGGTAAATATTTAGGGTTGACACAAACTTCAAATTCAGCAGGTTTTGTGGTCAATACATTTGAATTTGAACATGAATTGAGAGTGAGGTTCTAAAATGGCTGGAGTTCCATACACATTTGGTACTGCTACAACGAGCATACCATTATCTCAGCTAGATGCTGACTTTAACACCCCAGTAACCATTGGCTCTACTACGGTAGGACTAGGAAATACTGTTACTAGCTTGGCTGGATTATCGAATGTCACAACAACCAATGCAATAGTTACCAATTTAACTCTTGGTGGCACTCAAAATCAACAAATTGGTCAAGGTAATGCTTCTACATTAAAAAACCGCCTTATCAATGGTGCAATGGTTATTGACCAAAGAAATGCTGGTGCTAGTGTTACTCCTGCGACAGGCGCTTATTTATTGGATAGATGGAATTACCAAGCATCACAAGCATCTAAATTTACAGTTCAACAAAATGCTGGCTCTGTAACACCGCCAGTAGGTTTTTCTAACTACATGGGCTTTACAGTAGCTTCAGCCGTAAGTATTGGCTCTACTGATTATTTTTATTTTCGCCAACCAATAGAAGGATTTAACTTTGCGGATTGTGGATGGGGAACTGCAAATGCAAAAACTGTAACTTTATCGTTTCAAGTGTATTCAAGCCTTACTGGTACTTTTGGTGGTGCTTTAGTAAATTCTGCTACAAATCGTTCATACCCTTTTAGTTATACAGTTTCTTCTGCAAATACTTGGACTACAGCTTCCATAACAATTGCTGGCGATACATCGGGAACTTGGATTGGAGCAACTAATGGTGTTGGTGTTTATGTAAACTTTAGTCTTGGTGTTGGTTCTACTTATAGCAATACTGCTGGTTCATGGGCTGGTGCTTTGTATGTAAATGCCACAGGAGCAACATCCGTAGTAGGAACAAACGGAGCAACTTTCTACATTACTGGTGTTCAACTAGAAGTAGGTAGTTCTGCTACTGGATTTGAGTATCGTCAGTATGGTCAAGAGTTAATTAATTGCTATAGGTACTGCTGGGTTGCCTCTGGAACACCTAGTTATATTGGTAGATGTGTAAATACTAATACGATAGGAACAGGCATTGTATTTCCAACAATGATGAGAGCAACACCTACAGTAACTGGGGGTACTTTTACACCCGATGCGGGAAACAGTGGAACTTTTTCACCAAATGCAACAGGACCAAGAACTTTTGAAGTTTATAACTCAGCTAATAATTGGACTCAATACGCTGGAATAAGTTATAACGCAGTATTTAGTGCGGAGCTATGATTATGTACAAACAATATTATTCACCTAATGGTTTTATCAACCAAACTGCAATTTTGCGCACAACAGATGGTGCATTTATCCCATTTGACCCAGCCAACACAGACTACCAAGCCTACCTAGCATGGGTGGCTGAAGGAAACGCTCCATTACCAGCAGATGAGGTGACTAATGGGAATTAACGCCTTCTGCAAAACTGGCAACACCGTTACTTTTACGGCTGGTGTTGTTGCTCCCACGCCTGTTCAAGTGTCATCCACTACTTTAGGTGGTAATCAGTATCGAATTATTAACGCTGGTACTAGCTTAGTATTTTTAGGTTATGGCAACGATTCTGCAACCGCCAATACCGCTTCTGCTAATGTGACCACTAGCGGTACAGCTTTTCCATTGTTAGCGGGTACAGATGAGATTCTGACCTTTGCTCCCAATGCTTACTTTACTGGCACAAGTACGGCTAATGCAGTCGTTTATATTACCCCTGGCGATGGAGTTTAAAAATGGTTCTCAAGGTCGTATCAAGCGGAACGGGTGGTGGTGGTAGCGGTACAGTAACTTCGATTGCTGCGGGTACTGGCATCAATGTCAGCCCTAGTCCTATTACGACTACTGGTACTGTTTCGCTTGCTAATACTGCGGTAACGGCTGGAATTTATGGAAATGCCACAACAGTATCTCAAATTACGGTTAACAACCAAGGTCAAATTACAACGGCTGCCAATGTAATTATTACGGGTACTTCGCCAGGTGGCGCTGCTGGTGGTGATCTTACTGGCACTTACCCTAACCCTACATTAAATACAAGCGGTGTCGCTGCTGGTGTTTACGGCAATGCGACTACTGTTGCACAAGTTACCGTTGATGCCAAAGGCAGAGTAACCACAGCATCAAATGTGGCAATTGCTATTGCTAATACAGCTATTACGGGTGGCAACATTACTCTTGGTAACACTACCGTTGGTTTAGGCAATACGGCTACAACTGTTGGAAACCTTACTTTAACTAATGTGACTATTCCTAGCGGAACAATGAATGTCACCATTGTTAATCACACTTCCAATACGGCTGCAAACGCTACTTTTAGTACAGCAAGTTTGTTGTTAGTACCAGCTAATTTCCTCATCATCAACTTGAATGGTGTCAATGTCAAAATTCCTTACTATGCGGTCTAAATAATGGACAGTCAATTCTTGTTTAATATCGTTGCCACCCTTGCGGGAACTCTAGTTGGGTGGGTTCTTAAGGTCCTATGGGATGCTGTGCGTGATCTGCGTGATGATGTCAAAGATATTGAAAAAGGTTATGTAATGAAGGATGATTACCGTATTGATATTGCGGAGATCAAAGGGATGTTGGCTAGAATCTTTGATAAGCTCGATACAAAGGCTGACAAGTGAATTTCGAGACCCTCTCCATTGTGAAATATGGCGATAAAGATTCGCTAGGAGAGTTTTTGTTTGAAAATGGCACTCAACACAAGCTATTTCAGGATACTTTCATGGATAAAGGCATTACAGTGCCTATTTTTCCTATAACGGATGCTGATACAGACAATTTAGATGACTGGTTATTGGCTCATCAGGTCGAGCATCAGGCTTTTTCATCGCTTTTAGGGCTAAATAATCCGTTCAATATGTTGGATGTGGACTTTAATAATGAAAATGATTTCTACGATTGGATAGCTTCTCACTTGTACATTCATCAGCAAATTGCTGCTGCCCTTAACCTCTCATAAAAGACTATGGACAATACTTCCTCCGCCCCAAAAAAAATGGAAAATCCAGTTTTAGCTACGCAACCTATTAACCAGGATGTGATGGATTTAGTTGCAAACAAAGGCAAGCCTAAAGATCCTGCCCTTTCTGACCCACAGGTTCAAGAATCTATTGCCAAGCTAAAAGAGATCATTCAGAAAAACAATATTGATCCTCAGATCATTATTCGTGGTGGTCAAATGGCGGATAAGGCTTTGTTAGACCGTAATTTGTATCCAATGTTGGTTCAAATGGCAGTTAAAGAAGGATTGATCTCTCCAGACAAGATACAGCAAGGATTTGATCCCAAGCTCATAGCGGGAGCTTCTACTGCGGGAAAGCTAGCTCAGATGATTGTGGATGGTGCATGAAAACCTTTCAGTTAACCGATGATCGCTTTGATGAGTTCTTTGAACTGATTGAATCTATGATCTCGGAATCTGAATTTAATGAAATTCGTGCAGATAAACAGCAAATTAAGCTAATGACACTCATTCCTAAAGGAGTTGTCTATTTAGCTGAAAGTGATGGAAAATTGATTGGTTTCATAGCGGGGATGGTGCAACGGTACTTCTTTAGTCTAAAAGAACGAGTAACCGATATGGGGTTCTATGTAGCCCCTACGCATCGTGGCAGTAGTGCTGCTATTCGATTGATTGGTGAATTGGAAGATTGGTCTATTAAACAAGGTATTAGTGATATTTACATTGGTCAAACAACGGCTGTAGATATTGAGAAAACACAGCGTTTTTATTCCCATTTAGGGTACAAAACGGTAGGATTTAATACAGTTAAACATTTAAATTAAGGAGCTGTTATGTGCGGAGGCGGAGGCGGTGACATTGTTGCGGAGGTAATTACAGTAGCTGTAGTGGTAGTTGCTGTTGTTCAACCAGAACTAATCCCCGCACTTGGCGCTTACATGATGGGCGCTTCTCCTGAAGTGGTAGCAGGAATCATGGCTACGGAAACGGCTGCGGGAGCTACGGCTGCTGCCACTGCTGCTGGATATGGCTCTGCTTCACTTGTTGGCGCTACTGCCGTTGGCGCTGTTGAAGGCGCTGTTATTCCTGCCGTTGAAGGTAAAAATGGTGATGCAATGCTAAAAGGCGCTGCAACTGGTGCTGCTGGTGGTGCAATTGGCGCTACTGTTGGACCAGCTATTAGCGGTACGGTTGGCGGAGAACAGGCTGGACCATTCTTAGATTCTGCTGGAAATGTTGTTCCTGGACCTGTAACTCCTCCTAGCGGTGTAGCGGGTGCTACAGGATCACAATATGCGGGTAATGTAGCGGGTGCTGGTGGATCTGGATTTACTAAAGGATTTACTTCTGCTGAATTAGGTGGAAGCAACTTAAATCAAGCATTAAGACAAGGTGAAATTCAAGGAGCTACAGGCGCATTAACTGAAGCTGCTTTTGGAACACCTACTAATGCTGCTGATGCTCTTGCTAAAACAGCAGGTGGCGCATTTATTGGTCAAGATGTATCTAGTTTATTTTCTCCTCAAAAAAGCGCTGGAATAACAGGTAGCTCAGGTGACTTGCCTTCTTATCAAGGAAGTGTAGCCACTACTGGTCAACAAGGACCTGGTAGTTCTGCATTAGGACAAGCATTGCGTATTGGTGATCCAGGCGCTCCAATTGAATCTCCTGGAGGTGGCGAAAAGAGTTCTGCACCTGTATGGAATATTGCATCACTTAGAACAAAAGACGAAACAGGGAGTTAATAATGGCTTTATCTAAAGCGTTGGGAATGGATTTGCCAGCATTGGCTGAAATGCTACGGGCTAAAGGGCGTGGCAAAGATACTATGCTTGCTCACATTACTCCTAAAGAAGCTGCCCTTCTTAAAAGACGGGGTGGATCTGGCAGTGTTAATCCTGATACTGGACTTCCTGAGTTTGAAGATTCAGGCTCTTATGACTTTAGCCCTCCAGAACCCGCTTCTCCAACTTATGATGTTGTAAGTACACCATCTGGTGGAGGCGCTCCTACATTTACTCCTACTCAAGCTGAAACTGGTGTACCTGTACAAGTATCGCCATCCTACACTCCAGGCGGAGATGCTTATGCTCCTGCCCCTAGCGCTTCTGGAAAGACAGCATACGATGTATTAGATCAATTTGGTCAAACTACTCCGTATGGAGTTCCACAACCTTCGCAACCAAATTTAGTTCAATCTGGTCCAGCTTTCCCAACGGTTACATCTGCTCCATCAGCCACTGCTCCTGGTGTTGTTAGTCCAGCTCAACAAGCTGCTGCTCCAACTAAACCAGATCAACCATCTTGGACAGATAAATTAACTAAAGCAATTACCGATCCAAATACATTGGCTAGACTTGGTTTGACTGCTGGATTAGGTGCTTTTGGTGCAAGTCAAGTTCGTAAAGCGGGAACTCAAACACAAGCTGCTACTCAAGAACAAAAAGCTATTGCACAACCTTATACCCAACAAGGTCAGCAATTAGTTACTCAAGCGCAACAAGGTACATTAAGTGCTGCAAGCCAACAAGCCTTAGATGCTGCAAAAGCCCAAGTTAATCAGAATATTGCTAATCGTGGTGGTGTAGGTTCACAGCAAGCCTCCAATCAAATTGCCAATTTGTATCAGTCATTGATTGATAACCAGTACAAATACGGCTTGCAGATCATGCAGATTGGTGACAACATTACTTTGGGCGCTATTAAGTCTGGATTGCAATTGGATACGCAATTACAAGCAACTACCAATAATTTCTATGCTCAATTGGCTAGTATTGCTGCGGGTGGATCTGGTTATATCCCTGCTGCCCCTACATTACAAACTCAGAGGACTGCGTAATGGCTGAAATTGAACAAGCACCAAACCCACAGTTAAAAGAAGCCATTGGCGTTGACTTTAAGCAGTTTCCGTTCTTAAAACAAGAACAAGCTGCTAAAGAAAAGGCTTCTGAAGCCAAGATTAAACTTGAATCGTCAAAAACTGCTTTAGAAGCAGGAGAAAAACGCAAGGCTTTAGAAGGCGTATCTGCTCAAAACAAAGCTGACTACGAAACATATAAAAAAGCAGAGGTAGAGCCACCTGAATTTAAGCCTACTCAAGATAACGCTATGGATCTTGGTGCTTTATTTAGCGTAATTGCTACTATGGGCGTGGCATTGGGTGGTGGCGGTAAGCTATCTGCTATGAACTCTTTAAATGCTATGGGCGGTATGCTCAAAGGCTGGCAATCAGGTCGTAAAGACTTGTTTACTAAAGAACAGGCTATTTTTGACAAAGAAACAACTCGCATTAAAACAATTAACGACAAGTTATTAAAAGATTTAGAGCAATTACAAAAGTTACGGGTAACGGATAAAGATGCAGCGCTATTAAAAGCTGCTGAGATTTCAGCCACTAACCCAGGGATCATTGCGCAACAACTTGAATCAGGTAGGCTTGATGTTGCTGCTGATACTGCGCATCAAATCTCTGCTTCCATTATGAAAATGCGTGAATTGGCTACTAAAAATGCTGTTAGCGGTAAGGGTGGTGGTTCTAAATCTGCTATCAATGAACGATTCCAAAACACCGTTATTAGATCTGCTAATGAAACATTGCGTTCTCTTGAGCTTATGGAAAACATTGGCATTGATATTGGTAAAGGTGGTTTAGGAGGCGTTGTTGGCAAAGGAACAATTACATCTGAAGCTATTGCCAACCTTACTAGAACTATGACAAGCCAAGACCAATTACGGTATAACGCTGCTGCTGGTGGCATGGCTCTTGAATTGGCTTATGTGATGAACGGTGGGTATAAGCCAAATGAAACACAAATTACAGAACTAAAAAACTTGTATTTAGCTACTCCACAAGATAGTTATGAAACTGCTGCATTTAGGTTTGCCGATGTGGTTGCAAAGCTAAAAGCTGCTTTAGAAGTAGCGCCTGGATACACAGACGAACAAAAACAAAACAATCAAATGCTTTTGCAAAAAGTTAGCCGATATGCTACTCCAGAAGAAATTTTGGCTAAGATCAATGGTGAAGAACCTAAATCTGACCCTTATGTAAGAACTTCTACTGAAAAACCAAAACCTGCTCAATCTGACATTGACTATTACAAACAAAATAAAACACCAGAAACAAAGCAAAAGTTTATGAATCGTTTTGGTATTGACCCTGACACATTAGGATAAAAATGGCTGACACACCAGATTGGGCTAAAGAGTCCTCAGTTACAGTATCTCCTGCTCCAGATTGGGCTACATCTCCAGATTCTAGACCAGGTAAATCTATTGCTAAACGCCCTGGTGACCCATCTTTTGTGCAACAAATGGGTGGTCTTGCTTATGGTGCTGGAACTCAAGTCTTGGGCGCGC